GTCGCCGACCGGCCCGGCGGGGCTGTAGCTCACCGACTGCGCGCCGGTCTGCACGAGCGACACGGCGGGCGTCGGCGGCAGGGTCGCCGCGTAGCTTTCCCATTGGAGCGCGGCGCACAGGTGCGGCTCGTCGTCCCAGCAGGCGTCGGCGATCGCTTGCGCCTCGTCTCGGGGCAGCCCGCCAGTCGTGGGCGGCGCTAGGGGCGGCGCCCACGCTTCCCACGACGGCGGGCTCACGGTCACTTCTTGGCGCTGGAGCGCTCGCCAGACTCGGCGGCGTCGGGCGCTGGCGGCTTGACCAGGCCCAGGAGCCGGGTCTTGGCGAACGGGATCGCCCCGGCGGGCACGCGCGGCGTCACGGGCTTGATGATCGTGCAGCCGAACCTGGCCCAAATCTTGCACGGCACCACGTTGTCTTGGAACCCCGAGACCAGCACCTTGCCGTCGCTGTCGGCGATCGTGCCTGACGGGTCGATGCGGAACCTGATGTCTTCCCGCACGCCGATGACCAGGTAATCCCACGCGCCGGTAATGAGGTCAACGACGTTGACCGCCGCGTACTGGCTGTAGGCGATCTGCACGCCGTAGAGGGTGGGCCGCGTGGTCTGCCCGACCTGCTCGGTGCCGAGCAGCAACGACCCGTTGGCGTCGCGGACGCCCCGGAACTGGCCCTTGGCCCCGATGTCGGCTGAGTGCCCGGTGACGTTGAGGCCCTGGCCCTCGACGTAGCTCATGCCGTTGTTCACGGCGTCTACCGCGTCGATCGCGAACGGGTACGGGTTGTTGATCGGGTGATAGGCCCCGCCCCCGCCGACCCCCATCGAGTAGAGCGGCCCGGTGACCCCGCCGACCGGGAAGGTGGCCGGGATTCCGGCGCCGCCGAACAGCACCGTCTGATCGAGGCGAACCGCGATAGCCTCGGCCATCTTGGGCCGCGCCCAGTTCCACAGGTTGATCGTGTTGTCATCGAGGTACTGCTGCGGGATGGCCACCACGGCGGCGATCTCCTCAGCCGTGATCACCTGCGGCTTGAGCGTGAGGTCGGTGTACGGCTTGCGGCCGGCCCCGGCGGGCGGCGCGTTCGCCCCGGTGACCCACTCGGCGGACGGGAGCTTGCCGGTCACGGGCAGCTCGGTAATCCGGGTGCCCATCGGCATCGTCTGCGCGAGCTGGAGCACGGCTGAGCGCTGCTCCACGTCTTGGATGATCTGCTGGCTGTACTCGTGGGGGATGATGCCGGAGAAGTCAGATAGCTGGGGTGCCATTTCAGCGCGGCCTTTCAGCGCGGGGGCAGGAAGGGATCGCGCCGCTTTACGCGCCACCTGGCCGCGCTGCATCACGCTCGCGCGGGGGCCTCGGACTCGCCGAGTGAAGCGCCCCGGATTCGGCTACCGGCTGCCGTCGCATCACGCCCACGGCAACGGGGTCAGCTTAACCGCACGATGCGCAGCGCGTGAAGCGCCCGGCATAGCCGCGAGCAGTAGACCGAGCCGGGCCGGGGCGGTCGGACGAGGCAGGTCAGGCACACGATGTCGGCCTCGTCGTCGTCGCCTTCGCGCCAGAGGGTCACGCTACAGGCTACGGTCTAGCGGCCTTGCAGCGTCGTCCGGAAAAAGTCGCCGTCGCCGTTCCCGCTCGGCTGGCGGGGGCCTGCGGGGATGTGGCCGGGCGGCGGGGGCACGACGGCGAGCTGCGCGACGACGGCAGCGATCGCGGTCGCGTCGGGCTGGCCGTCCTTGACGAGCTTGCCGAGGTCGAGCACGGCGAGCGCGGCGTCGGGGTTCGCGATCTTCCCGGCGGCCTGGGCGCGGAACTCGGCGGCGGCCAGGGCGCGAGCGTGCTCGGCGGCGGCTTCGGCTTTGCCCTCCTCGCGGGCCTTGGCGATCGCCTGCTCTGCCTCGGTCATGCCCTCGCGGGTCAGCTTGTCGAGCTTGGCTTCGGCTGCCTTGCGTTGCTTCCGCTCGTCGTCCAGCACGCCGCGCAGCTTGGTCAGCTCGTCGTCGGCGGGCGGCGCTGGCGGGGCCGGGGGCGCGGGCGGGTTCGGGGCCGGGGGCGCGGGCGGGTTCGGGGCGGGCGGTGCGGGGGGCGCCGGTGGGCTCGGGGGTGTCGTCATCGCGTCGATCCAATCTCGGGCTGCGCCGTGCATTGGCAATGCCCGTGGGCGGGGAATCCGGCGCGGGCGCTGGTGAAGCCCCGCGCGGCCAGCTCGGCGCAGAATGAGCACGCGCCGGGGCGGGTGCTGCGCCGTACCCGGCCGGTCAGCCTGCGATCGTGCCGGGCGTTGTACGTCGTGACCGCGTTCGCTGCGCGGTAGGGCTCGGACGCGGCGAGACGTCCCAGCCATCCGGCGGTGGCTGCCGCGGCCTCCTCGCGGCTCGCCCCGGCGGTGAATCTCGCCCACCAGACGCGCGGCGCTAGGCCGGTCAGCTCGGCGAGGGGACCGCCCGCCGCAGAGCTGCCGATCAGGCCGGCGGGGATCACGAACGGCGCGACACGAGCGAGCGGCGAGCGGCTCGCGCTCGCGGTCATCGCGGCGAGATAGCGCGTCGTCTCCTCGGCGGCGAACACCTGCGCGCCGCCGATCCACGTCGCGACCAGCTCGCCGACACGCGCGGCCGACCACAGCGGGCGCGTCGGGTCGTAGAGCACGAGCCACGCGACGAGCAGCCGGGCGAGCAGCCCGCTAGTCGACCCGGCGAGCCGGTCGCGGTAGTGCTCGGTCAGCGTCACGCGCCCGCGCCCTGGCCCCCGGCCGCGCCGAGCAGCCGCGCATACGCCGCGTCTGGAGCTCCAAACGCGGCGGCGGCGCTCGCGGCGTTCGTGGCCTGCTCGGCGGCGGCGAGCTGCTCCCAGCGCTCGACCTCTTGCGGGCTCGCGCCGTAGCGCTCCCACAGCACGCGGCGCGGCACGCCGAGCGTGGCCATCTTGACAAGGGAGTCGGTGAGCTGGCCGATAGAGCGGGTCTCGAAGTCGCGCCAGAGAACCTCTGCGGCGGTGTCCTCGGCGGCGGGGTTCCCGGTGATCCGCAGCGCGACTCTGATCGTGTCCTCCCACGCCTCGCCGATGAACAGCGCCCGGTCTGAGACCTTCGCGACGAGCCCCGCCTCAGCCGCCTTGATCGCGTCGGCGCTCAGGTTGACCAGCGCGCCCGTGAGGTAGTGCGCCGGGGTCTGAGTGATCGCGGCCATCTGCCCGACGTCCTGCTCGACGGCTGACAGGTAGCCGCCTAGCGTGCTCTCGGGGATCGCGCCGAACCGGCCGGCCGGGTTCTCGTTCGTCAGCAGCCGATTGACCCCGATGTCATAGGGGCGAACGGCTTTCGTGGTCTGCTGGCCGTCCTCGGTGGTCATGATCTCGCGGGCCATCTTCACGCCCGACGCCCACACTTGCCGAAACGCGCCGTAGTCGGTCGCGACGAGCCGGGCGAAGATCGTCGTATTGATCCGGTCCTGAATCGGCAGGCACGGGGTCAGCTCCGAGCGCGGCCAGCCGAAGGTACGCGGCTGCGGCACGACCTCGATCAGCCCGACCTCGCCCGCCGGATTCGGCTCGACGTCGAACGCGCCGCCGGGGTGCCACGTCGCGATCTCGTCGGGCAGGATCAGCACCTCGGTATGGGTCACGCCGTGATCTTCGCTGAACCGCTTGTATCCGGCCCGGCGGCGTCGCCGGTTGCCGGGCTCGTAGAGCACGGTCGCCTCTAGGGGCGACTCGGCGGTGATCGACACGCCGGTCGGGTTGTCGTCGTCGGGCTGCACGAGCACGAGCCCGGAGGAGGTCACGAGGGCGTCTTTTTGCACGAGCTTGGAATCGGCGTCCATCTGGCTCGCCTGCCAGATCGCCCAGGCGTCGAGGCTGCCCGAGCCCGCGAACCGGAACCCCGTCACGGCGAGCCGGTCGGCTACGGCGTTCACGATCAGCTCGCACCAGTTCGCCCCGGCCTCGGCCAAGAACTTACGGAAGGTGCGTCGCTCGTCGGTGTCGATCAGGGCGGGGATGTCTTCCTCGCCGTCGTAGTACATCTGAAACCGCATCGCGCGGGCGGCCTGCTGGTCGAGTTTCTCGGCGGCGGCCCGCCGGAGCGCGATCAGCTCGCGCTGCTCGTCGTCAAGAATGGTCACGGTTCACTCCTCAGAACCCGGCGGCTAGGTAGTCGTCCTCGGCGGGCGCGGTGTGCAGGATGGCGCGCTCCAGCGCCATGACGGCGGCGACGATTGAGTCGATCTTGTCGGCGCTGCGGCTCTTGTCGGGCTTGAGGTTCCCGGCGGGGTCGGTGCGGACGATCAGGTTCCCGGCCTGCCAGCGGATCAGCGGGTTAGCGCCGTGGCGGTAGAGCCCGCCCGCGACGAGCCGCAGGAACTCCTTTGTCGGGCCGGACATCGAGGCGAAGCCCTGGCCCATCTGGATCAGCGGGAACCCCTCCTCGATCAGCTCGGACGACATTTGCGTCGCGCCCCAGCGGTCGAACGCGATCTCGCGTAGGTCGTACGTCTCGGCGTCGGCGCGCAGCGCGACCTTGATCGCCTCATAGTCGATCACATTTCCGCTGGTGA